GCCTTGCGCTCGCAGTAGTTTCGGCCCCTTAGAATGAAAATTTTAATGCCGAGCTACCCGCCACAACACCCCAAGGGGACAATGATCTTATTAAATTAAGACATCAAGTGACTCCACTCAAAGACCAACGTATATACGGGCTCATAACAATGCCTTCTAGCTCGATACTTCGAGGGAGATATGCAAGTTGCTACTTACAACCTCTACATATAGTACTAACAGGACTTGTTAGATACGTATTGCGGGTTACCGTATATGCTGGGTGGATCCCGTGGCTATGCTAGTGAACATCCTAGCGCCATTTTATAATTACTCATGTTAAATAACATTTTCACTACAAAACGGCAAAGGATTTCCCGTAAGGTTTGGCTAAGGCTCAATGAGCTTTTACCAATCTTTAAGAAAACCATCTGGATTACATCGTGTGCCATGCATGCGGAAGCCGTAGTTCTGTTGGGAAAAAGAATAAAAACCTTAATTAATCGATCAGGTTGGAAATTAACTTTCCTTTACTTGAAAGAATCTTTAAGAATTGTTATTCGATTCCTAGCTGGTCAAGACCATACTATAACTCCTAACGGAGTTTGTATTCGTCTCGACCACACAGGTCTACCTACTATTATTCCTCTATCTTTAAGAAAGATTCTCCGTAATAGAGATCTCATTAATGACAGATTAGTAATAGTTTGTATTCTAACTTGTCTATCTGTGTTTCGAGTATTTCCTATTAAGACTAAAGTGAATTTAGATACTATCGTATCACCATTCACAGGTATTAATACAACTTTTGATAAAGAAGTATTACGCCTTGCCTTAAACGATTTACTTGTGCAACCACTTGTGATCAAGTCCCCGAAACCTTTAAAATTAGAGACATCTGGCCCAAACTCTATTAAGAGTACTTGGGCAGCATCGGTAGACGCAATTGCATTCTTATATGATTTAAAGGCTTTTAAGGCTTTTATATTATATAATGGATTCAATTGAGTTACCATTTGATGTTGTCTTCTATGTATTATTGGTTCCCCTTTCACATTAATCTTATGATTAAGCGGTGAATTTAAAGATTTATATCTTGGACGACTAGGTGTAGTTTATGATCAAGCCGGTAAGGCCAGAGTAATTGCTATTACTAACTGGTGAATACAGGTTTCTCTTAAACCACTCCACGATGCCGTGTTTAGAATACTTAAGAGGTTAGAGATGAGTGATGGTACATTCGACCAAGATGGAGTATTAGACAAATTCATGTCTAAGAAACGATTTGGTTCAATTACTTTTCACTCGTTTGATTTAAGTGCTGCCACTGATAGAATTCCGCTAGCTTTACAAAGAGATATACTTGATATACTTGTTCCTGGACTAGGATCTAGATGATCTAATTTATTAGATATATCCTGATTCTATAGAGGACAATATATTAAGTACTCTGTTGGACAACCTATGGGTGCTTACAGTTCTTGGGCCATGCTTGCGTTGACACATCATGTAATTGTCAGATGTGCTTCTATGCGAGCCGGAATCCGGAACTTTGATGATTATCTAATACTTGGTGACGATATTGTTATTGCTAACAGTATTGTAGCTAAGAATTATTTAGATATCATGAAGTACCTTGGTGTTCAAATTAATTTGTCAAAGTCTGTTGAATCTACTTTATTTTGCGAATTCGCAAAACGATGAGTAGGCCCAACTATTAATATCACCCCTATCGGTCCAGGATTACTCCTGCGATTGGTACGTGATACTAAATACTTGGCTGTATTTGTGCGCGAGGCATGACAATTAAAACTTATTTCTAATTTCCGAAACCTTCTAGATATGATTGCTGAATTCCGATCGAGTAAATCTACACGATCAGAAGCCAACAATGTGTTGTGGTCTAGCTTCGGATTAAGTAATTTTACTGAATCGAGCAAGAGCCCCATAAATGTAAATACATTAATGTGGTGTTTCTCTGCTCAAGTAAATTACCTTCCTGTCCTAAGATACCATATCTATAATGCACTTCTGCAATTACGGATTGATGATAAAAGGGAAGCCACTAAGACATTCCTTGCAGAGAGAGAGTTCTTCTATCGTAATTGATGGAAGACCTTCTCTACAAAGAATGCGCCACATAGGATTCTAGAATTCCTACTTAAAGTGTGGGGTCCCGGATTTTGGGTATACGCCATTGATTTTATCAAATGCGAAGCTGATTTGGCTAAACCGACGTTGCTTAACGTCGACCCAACCTGATCAGTTATCCAGAAGATGGCACGCGAGGATGTATCAATCAACGTTTCGTCGATTGATTGGACTCAGAAAAGATTAGTTCAGAAACAAGCTAGTAGGTATAAAAAGCTTTGAAATGAAATCGAGAGGTCTCGTAATGAGACTCCCGAACTTTTCGAAGAATTTATACACTATTAGTGGGCCTGACATAACCGGTTTCTATGCCTCACTACTATCATTGATAGTATAGCACGATGCTCCAGGATTTCTTCGTTTTCTAAAACGTAGCGTATAGTAAAATCTCGCTTTTAACGGCGGGTGGGTACTAATACGTAAGCAGGC